CTTTTAGCTTTTAAAAAGTGGTTAGTAAGGTTCCTCATTGCATTAATTAATTTCATTTTTTATTCTGTTTATTTGTTTGTTAATTTCTAAAGATACCCTAATAAATCCTGACTTATTAGGATTTTGTAACCTATAATCATCAGACTGATTTAATAGATTTTCTAAGTATTCTTTTTGAATATTTATTAAAGATTCTATGTCTTTTAATTTTCCCTTATTTTTCATTTTTCTACTATTTTTAAAATTGCAAATAATACTATAATAAAAATTGTTACCGCCCAAAATTCTAGTAAGGAGCTATTAATTGCATCAAGTGCAAAAGATAGTAGCAGCAATACAATAAATAATATTAGGTATTTCATTTCTTATAAATTTATCTTGATATGATCGCTTAATTTTTTTACGCAAGCCATAAAAAACTTAGTACGCTCTATTTCTAAGATTTCATTATTAATTGATTGCAAAGATTTATTTAAATCACTTGGGCAGTTGCTCATAATTATATTATAAACATCTTCAAATTTACCTCCCCATTCGTCAATAATTAAAGGATCTTTAAATTGCTCTTTGATTTCTTTTATCGCTTGATTTATTTCCTTTTTGTAATTTTTCATTTTTTTATATTTTAATTGATATTATGCCCTTGTATTTTGTAGACTAACTAAGCTGGCAGAGCTTGCTTGGCTTGGCAAAGAAGATGGTGACTCAATAACTATTTCTTGTAATTCTTGAGTTGCTTGGGCTTGCGTTTGTGCTTGGTTGTTCTCGTTTAATTTGTCAAAAACTCCTTTGACGATAAAGATATTCATGCCTATTTTTGCGGCTATTGATAAGCCGAAAAGGGCGTTGCTTGCTGCTTGGTTTTCTTTGCTTTCAGAAGCCTTTGATAGAATTTCACTTGCAGCATAAAAACTATTTGAAATTAGAAATTTTTTTGTTGAATTGTTCATTTTATTTTTAATTTGAGTTGATAAAAAAGTTTTTTTTGTTTATTTGTTGTTTATTGATTAATTTTAAAAATCAGTTTCCCAAGTAAATTTTTCTTGTAATTTTTTTAAAGCAATTCTTGATTTTAACTGCTCATTTTTGCCATTTTTCCAGCTAATACAAGGCTTTGATCCTATTGATATAATTAAAAAATCTGATCCTTTTTTTCTTTTATCAATTTTAGTGTCTTGATAAATACCGCTTGGCAATGGATAGTCTTTTAAAATTTCCCTTCCTTGTTTATCGGTGCCGTGTCCGAATCCTGCAAATTTAAAATTTTTCATATTTTTATTGTTTAAATTATTAATAATTTGTGGCGTAGTTCAATAATAATATTAATCAATTATAATGTCAACTAATTATTTAATCTTTTTTTAACTTTTTTTTAAATAATATTTTAAAGCTAGGATTTTAAAGGGTTTTTAGCACTATATATAATAGCAGTAAGTTTATTTAATCTTTTTTTATTATTTTAGTTGACATTATAAAAGCTTAATGTTATTATAAATACAAGCTTATTGATTAAGTGATTTTTAACAACAAAAACAATAAAAATATGAAAGACTTATTGAGCAATCTCAAAGAAAACAATCAAGACTGGGAATTCTATCCGACAACCGATGAAATTATAAATAAAATTAATAGTCTTAAATTAGGGGGGTCAATTTTAGATATTGGCTGCGGCAATGGTCAGACTTTGCAAAAATTAGATAGTTTTGATCAAAAATTCGGCATTGAAAAATCAGAAATCTTAATAAAAAATTGTGATCCATCGATTATAATTATTGGCACGGATTTTTACCAACAAACACTAATTGATAAAGAAGTTGGCAATATTTTTTGTAACCCACCATACAGCCAATTTAAGGAATGGACTAAAAAGATATTAGAAGAGTCCACCAGCAGGAATGTAATCATGGTTATCCCTTCTAGATGGTCAAGTGATGAGCATATACAAGATATAATTAAAAAAAGAGGCTGGGATAGTCGTATTATTGGAAATTATGATTTCTTGGACGCTGAAAGGAAAGCAAGGGCTTATGTTGATCTTGTAATTTTTAGCAAGCCTTTATATTATGGAGCAAAACAAAAAGACGCATTTAGTCTATTTTTTGAAAAAACTTTTAATATAAAAGATGAAAAAAAAGAAATTCGGGAAGAGATAGAAGGTAAAATAAAAAAGGGCTTAGGCGATGTAGTGCAAGGCGACAGCTTGGTAAAAACTCTATGCAATCTATATGATGTTGAGCTTAATAGTATTTTTGAAAATTATCGTAATATCTCAAAATTAGATGCTGGGTTATTAAATGAACTAGGGGTATCAATACAAAATTTAAAAGAGGCTTTGCAAAAGAGGATTGAGAATTTGAAAATAATATATTGGCAGGAATTATTTACAAAATTTAGACCGATCAATGAGCGATTAAGTATAAAATATCGAGATGAGTTTAGGAAAAAATTGAGTAATAAAGTAGATTTTAACGAATCAAATATTTATGCGGTTGTCATTTGGGCTATTAAAAATGCTAATAAATATATTGATGAGCAGCTAATAGATTTATTTTATCAATTCACAGATGAAAAAAATATAATCAATTATAAATCAAATAAAAAAACTTGGGTTAATGATGATTTTAGATATAATAACAAAAGAAAAATAGATATGGTAATACTTGACAATCGAATTATTTTTGAATCTTGGGGCGAGAATCATTTGCAAGACGGCGAGTTTAGATATTCTTATAGTATGTCTGGAAATGAAACACAAAACATTTTAAGCGATGTCTGCACAGTAGCAAGAACGCTTGGTTATGTTGTTGATTTGCCTCATAAATCTTGGGAATATGGCAAAGCTAGAGAAATACATTGTTCTGATAGTCAAGAAGAGAAAATAAAGCTATTTGCAACAATAAAAATATTTAAAAAAGGGACTATTCATATAAAATTCAATCAAGAGTTTATTAAGCATTTCAATGTTAAAGTGTCTAATCTATTGGGCTGGATAAAAGATAAATCCGAAGCTTACGAGATGGGAGCTACTGAAGAGGAATATTTAAAATATTCTCAAACAAGAATAAAGATTGATGAAAGGTTTTTGTTAAATTAAAAAACCCTCGTGAATAGGGACATACTCACGAGGGCGCAACGGCGGATATTCAAAACTATCCCCGTTGCTTTTAATATATTGCTATTTTAAAAAGTCAAATTATTGTTAAATAAACAGCAACAAATATTCAAAATGCAAATAAAAGACTTAATTTTAAAAACTGAAAGAGTTACTTGGCAAGATTTGCAAGATTTACAGCCAGTTAATCTTAAAAATAATTACCATAGTGAGAAAGTTAAGCAAAGTATTATTAGTAACGGCTTCGCAAGCTCAATTTATGTGTGGCAAGATGAAGATAAGATTTATATTATAGACGGGCATTGCCGCAAAGATATTTTAATAGAACTAGAATCAGAAGGCTACAATATACCAAGTAAGTTAAACTGCACCTTCTTAGATTTGCCAAACAAAAAAACAGCTATAAAATATTTATTACAAGTTTTTAATCAAAAAACTAATCCAATCAATGAAGATAATTTAAAAAATTGGCTAGAAGGGTTAAATACTAATTTAGACGACATAGATGTTGAAATTCAAGATTTGCATATAGAAATTGGTGAAAATAATATAGATTATTCACTTTTAGATGAAGAAGATAACGAAAGATTAAATGATATGTCTAGTGATGTTAAAAAGGCAATTCAGATAGAATTTAACTCCGATCATTACGAAGAAGCTTCAGAGTTAGTTAAATTTTGGAGAAGTAAAGAGATGTATATAGGAAAATTTTTATTAGATAAATTAAAACAAGAAAAAGGCAATTTATAATGGATAAGATTTTACTTAAAAAGCATCCTCACGGCTTTAAAACTGGAGGTAAAAGTCCAGAATTAAATCCCAATATCGCTTTTATTAACAAATAATATGACTAAAAAGAAGCCTAAACATTTGCATAAAGACGCTGGAAGACCTGAGGCAATAACGCCTGATAAAGTCAAAGAATTTAAAACAGCTTTTTCAAATGGACTTACTATCGATCAAGCTTGTATTTTCACAAAGATTTCAAAGCAGACTTATTATAATCATAGTGAAAGGCACCCCAGTTTTGTTGACGAAATGAACGCAGTAAGAAAAAGCGTAGATATAAAGGCTAAAATGAATATTGTAAACAAGATAAAAGAAGGCGATGATATAAGCTCCAAATGGTGGCTAGAAAGGAAATGCAAAGAAGAGTTTAGTTTAAGAAATGAATTGACAGCCAAAGATGGTGGCGACCTATTGCCAAGAGTTATAAAAGATGATCTCTAATGATATTAAATTATCTCAAATAATAGCTCCATCGTTTCATCAAGTCCATAGAGATATTAGAGACGAGACTTACAACGAGTTTTGGCTACGAGGCGGCAGGGGTAGCACTAAATCAACCTTTGTTGCAGAGCAAATAATCTTGGGTATAATAAACGACCCTACAGCCAATGCAATCGCTATCAGAAAAACAGCTAATACAATAAGGACTTCGGTTTTAGAAACGCTATTATTCGCTATTGATATGCTAGGGGTGGATAAATACTTTGATCATATTAAATCCCCTTCTGAAATAACTTATTTGCCAACTGGACAAAAAATAATTATGCGGGGTTTAGATGAGCCTAGCAAGTTAAAATCAATCAAATTAAGAAAAGGTTATTTTAAATATTTATGGTTCGAAGAAGGCGAGGAATACAGCGGCTTAGAAGAAATAAGAAGTGTCAAGCAATCAGTTTTAAGGGGTGGTGATAAGTTTGTTGAGTTCTTTACCTACAACCCACCAAGAAACCCTAATCACTGGGTAAATAAAGTCCAAGATGAAATAAATGATGATAGATTAATTCATCATTCTAATTATCAAGAAGTCCCTAGACATTGGCTCGGTGAGAAGTTTTTTGCAGACGCAGAAAAGCTAAAGATAAATAACTTTGAAGCTTACCAGCACGAATACGGAGGAATACCAATCGGGAATCCTGAAGAGATTATATTTAGTGGCAAATATGAGGTTGCTAAGTTTGAAACGCCACCAATAAACGATCTATATATGAATAGATTGTTTTATGGTGCAGACTGGGGCTTTGCTAATGATCCTACAGTGTTAATTAGATTATTTATAATGGATAATAATTTATATATTGATAAAGAGATTTACGGATATCAAACACAAATAGATGACTTACCAGCCTTATTTGATCAAATACCTGATAGCAGAAGGTGGCAAATAAAAGCGGATAATTCAAGACCTGAAACTATATCTTATCTAGCTAGAAGGGGTTTTAACATAGAAGGGGCTTCAAAGTCTAGTGATAGGAGTGAGGGTGAGACTAAAAGCAGCTTAATAATTGATGGTATAGAATATATTAAAGGATTTAATAAAGTTATAATTCACGAAGACTGCAAGAAGGTTTTAGAAGAGTTTCAAAACTATTCTTATAAGATCGACAAAAACACTAAAGAAGTATTGCCAGTTGTTAATGATACTGCTGGCTGGGATCATGGGATAGATGCTATTAGATATGCTTTAGTGGATTATATCAAGCAAAATATATCTATCTGGGATGTCTTGTAGCCTATTTACTCCAATAATAACCAGCTTGCCTTTTTGATCTCTCAAGAGCATTGCTATTAATCAAGTTAATCAAACGACTGTAAGTCTCAGCAGCTTGACCAGTTAATTCTTGACCTTTAAATAATTCAATGATTGCTAATTCTTTTATTGTGTGTTGGATTTTCATATTTTTTTAATTTTATTAGTAATAAATCAAGTATATCATATTTTTCTTAATATGTCAAGTGCTATAATGTATTTACTATTAACTTAATGTTATGCTTTTAGATTTGAGCATTGTTTAGACGCAAAAAACCCTTCGATTAAAAAGGGTTATTTTGAAAAGTCATGCTTTTGAGTTATCGCAAAGTCCTTTAACAAAATATGCTTAGAAGATTTTACAAGATTTTCACAAATGATGTAAAACGGGCAGGTGATTTTCTCCCTAATATAATATTACTTCTGAATCCTTGCTATAAAGCAATCACTGTCGGAGCATTACCTCCACTTTATCCTCCCAAAGCCAAGCATACGACCACTAGGAAGGTTTTATTTCACTTTGCAAACAGAACTTAGCGATCAGTTAAGGAGCTTAATTGTAAAATTTGGATAAGTTTATCACTGTTAAGTCACTAGAATCCGACAACCACTTCTTTTAATTTGCTGGTTATTTTACAATGCGCTATTTTTTCCTTCTTATTCATTTAAACTTATACTTTAAAAATAAAGCGGTATTGCTACCGCCTTATAAAATAGCATATTGTATTGTTCTAGTGGAACAAGAAAGGACTGGTGATCAAGCCAGCTATTAATTTATATAATTAATCATTTTTTAATACTCAAGAACTTTTTTATTTTCTATTGATTTTTTTTTATCCAATAATAGAGTAGCCAGCAGGGACGCTTAAAACTCTATTGATGGCTAAGAAAAAAGATAATTATCACGCTTCCTATACCCTTAACGGATTAACCGACTTAGCTTTCGGTTTAGCTACTGATAAACAGGTATCAAGCACAGAAACGCTAAGGCTCAATAATCGTACTTATCTAGTAAGTAATGACCGACCAACCCTATCTTATGCTTATTCTACTTATGGTATTATTCAAACTTTGATTGACCAGCCTATTGAAGATTGCTTCAAAGGTGGGATACAGATTAAATCTGAAATGTTAGATGATGATGATATATCTGACTTGCAAAAATTCTTACAAGATGAAGGGGTTTTAAATACCATAAAAGACGCCATGAGGTGGGAAAGGTTATTCGGTGGTAGTGGTATAATCATTAATACAGTTGGTAAGTCTGATAGCCCGCTAAGAATAACTCAAATAAATAAAAATACTCCACTAGAGATTTACGCCGCTGATTTATGGGAGCTAAACAGATCAAGCACTGGTAGCTATACTGAAGAAAAGCCATACATTGCAGGAAGTGGGCAGCATGATTTCTATTATTATGGTAATAAACTAGATCCTTCAAGAGTTATTGCTATAAAGGGCAAGACAGCTCCATCACTACTAAGACCACAATTGAGGGGTTGGGGTATGAGTGAGGTTGAAAGGGTTATTATTAGCTTTAATCAATTTCTTAAAAATAACAATGTTATATTTGATTTGCTAGATGAGGCAAAGGTTGATGTTTACGGTTTAAAAAACTTCCACCAAACAATAGGAACGCCTGAAGGTACTCAAAAGGTATTGAAGTCAATTCAAATGATGAATCAAGTTAAATCATATCAAAACGCTATTATCAAAGATAAAGATGATGATTACGAGCAAAAAACACAAACATTTACAGGATTAGCGGAAGTATTAAGAGAAATAAGAATAGCTATTGCTAGTGATGTTAAAATGCCAATAAATAAACTCTTTGGGCAATCCGCAAGTGGCTTTGCATCGGGTGAAGATTCAATAGAAAATTACAACTCTATGATTGAAGCAGAAATAAGAGGCAAGAACGATAACACTATAGCTAAGATAGTTAAGTTATACGCCAAGAAGTTATTTGATACTGAGGTTTATGATATAAAGATTGGCTATAATCCATTAAGAGAGCTTAATTCAGAGCAAGAAGCCAATATGAATAATGTTGTGATAAATAATATCTTGTCAATGGTAGATAGGGGCGTAATCACAATAGAAGAAGCCACGCAAGAAATAAACAAGCGTAATATTTTAATGACTCAAATTAATGGTTAAAACATTAAAGCCAGTTATAACTCCAGCAATAGAAGAAGAAAGGATAGCTAAAGAGATACTAGCTTTCTTTAAAAAAAGCCTATTTCAGCCCTTACTTGATGAGTTAGAAGAAAAACAAAAGCTATATTACAATTCAAGCGATGATTTGATAATTACAGCCATTAGAACTGGCAAGATAGGATACAAAGATAATTATTTTGCAGGTAATTTTAACATATCACTGATCAAAGCTTTTAAAAATCTAGGTTTTAATTTTGACACAAGAACTAGAAGGATAAAGGCAAATATAAATGAATTGCCACCAACAATACAGCTAACAGTAGGTAGGGCAGTCCTAGCAGGTCAACAATTAGCTGAAAGCTTGGTTACTAAATTAGATAATATCAATATTGACGCATCAATAAAAGATTTTCAATTAAATAAAAAATATGTTGATATTTTAAATAGACTAGATAAAGATTTAGTAAAATCGGCTTCTAATGTTGTTGGATTAAATATAATCACAACAGAAGATCAGAAGCTTAAGATAGCTCAAGAGTTTACAAATAACTTAGAGTTATATATAAAAGACTTTGCAGAAAAGGAAGTTTTAAAGCTTAGGGGTCAGATTGAAAAAAATGTTTTTGCAGGCATAAGAGCAGAATCATTAAAAGATGATATATTAAAAGAATTTGGGATCAGTAAAAATAAAGCTAGTTTCTTAGCAAAACAAGAAATCGGTTTATTTACTGCAAAATACAAAGAATCTAAATATTTAGAACTTGGTATTACTCAATATAAATGGTCAACATCTCGGGACTCAAGAACAAGAGAAGATCATAAGCAACTCAACGGCAAGATATTCAGCTTTGCTAATCCTCCTATAACTAATAAAGAAACAGGCGCACGCAACAATCCGCAAGAAGATTACGGTTGTCGTTGTGTAGCCATTCCAATTTTTGACGATTAAATGGCATTAAGAAAATATCAAAGAGATGTATTAATTAATACATTATATCTAATTAGATTAGCTAGCCCATCAGGGTTAGGTGAATCAATTAAACCTAGAATTACTAGCGTTGGAGGTCTTCTAACTGTTTACGGATCAGAAAAAGAGCCAGTCGGACTTACTCTCGCAAACATTAGTACTAAAATGGCTTTGGTAGCGGATGATGTTGATATAAAGGCGGTAGAGTCAATACCTAATTATATATGCATTGTGCAAAAATCAGGGACATCTACAGAACTTGTGTTTACAGGCATTAATACTGAATCAACTATAGCTACTATTTCTTAATGAAAAAAGAAAATTCTATTTTAAAGGGTCAGACCTATACATCAAGATTTCTTGAAGCTGGACTTGTTCAGTATGAAGATAGCTTGTCTATAATTAAGCAAGAGAATTTAGCCAAGATAGCTGAGAAGTTTAAGGGCGTCTATGTAGTTATAGAACATCAAGACTTAACAGAAGAAGATAGAGAGGAAATTGTAGGCTATGTATCTAAAGTATGGATGCAAGACGGCTGGGCTTGGTGCGATGTTGTTATAACTAGTCAAGAAGCAATAGATTTAATCAATGAAAAAGGATATTCGGTAAGTTGCGCATATAGTGCGAAGGTAATACCGACAGCAGGAACTTATCATAATATAGCTTATGATAACGAGATAGTAGATTGTTTAGAAGCAATCCACTTGGCAATAGTGGCTAACCCTCGATATGAGGATGCCTTAATTTTAAAAAACTCAATTAAAGAAAAAGTTATGACTATTTTCAAATTTAAAAAAGAAGAGAAGAAAAACTCTATAAAAACTAAAGAGCTTGAAATAGAGAATGCTCTTTTTGAAATAGAAGAAGGCAAAACAATACCATTAAACGATATGGTAGAAGTTTACAAAAATGCCAAAGAGGAAGAAAAAAGAAAAGAGGAAGAAGAAAATAAAAAAGTCAATGCAGAAGATGAATTAGAAATTGACGGCAAGCTTATAAAGGTCAAAGACTTGGTATCTGCTTACAAAAACAAGATGAAGAAAAATGAAGAAGATGAAGAAGACAAGAAAAAGGAAAATGAAGAAGATGATAAGAAAAAAGAAAATGAGATGAAAAAAAATGAAGAAAAAGAAAAAAAGGAAAAAGAAGAGGTCAAAAAGAACTCTAAAGATTTTGAGGAAATAAAGGCAGCTAAGGCTAAATTTGAGAACTCATCAGAAGCGAGAAAGGTTAAAATATCAACTGACATTTCGCAATTCGCACTTGGTAAGAGTCTATATGGCTCTTCAAAGTAATTATTTTTTATTAACTAAATTTTTATAAGAAAATGGCTCAAGAATTAAACCAATTTTCACAAACTACCGAGAAAGGTATTTTGGATTTGGCTTTCAATCCAAATGTTTTGAATGCAAAAGTAGCTAGTGGTTCAAGTGATACCCTAGTAGGTGGCTCAGTTGTAGTAATACAAGATGAAGCTGGAAGCATTGTAACTGTAGATAAAGCGGCTGCAATAACTAACGACATTTTCGGTGTTGTTCTTTACGAGGTTAAAAAATCTTCTTTTGTTGCTGATGATTTTGTAAGGGTAGCCTTTGCAAATTCTGTAGTAATTATGGAAGCCTCCGCAGCTATTGCTAAAGGTGCAGCGGTTGAAGCTGTATTGACTGGCGATAAAATAGCTACTCAATCAACAGGTACTACTATCGGTCGTGCTTTGGATAAAGCTACTGCTAATGGCGACTTGGTAAGAGTTTTAATCAAAACTAACTAATCATTAATTTTAATTTAATATATACTTAAAATGTCTAACAAGATTTTTAACATGATTGCAGGACTTGAAGCTGGCAATCTAGCTGATGGCTCTTTGGTTTCATCTGTTCAAAACAGTAAATCAAAGGCTCTTTATAATGCAGCTCCAGCTGGTTATGAACAAACTATCGATACCCTAACCACTATCAAGCAAGAAGTAATTCAACAAAAGTTTTACCAGTTCCCTATTGCTGATTATGTACCAGTAAAAGTGGGTGAAGGTGCTTTTTCCAATGAATTCCTTTATTACACTAGCTTTGAATTATCGGGCAAGTTTGAAGAAGGTATTATGGGTCAAGGAACAGGAACTAGAAAGCCTAAATCTGATGTTGCTTATGATGCAAAAAGGCTCCCTACTTTCTTCTGGGCTAAAGAAGTTGATTATTCAATGGTCGAAGTCAATCAAGCCGCTAAGAATATGGGATCAGCTATATCTCTTATAACTCAAAGAGAGCAAGCTCAGAAAAAAAACTGGGATTTAGGTTTGCAGAAAGTTTCGGTACTTGGGGTTAGTGGTCTTGGTATGGAAGGTTTGTTGAACTTATCAGGCGTTACCAATAACACAGCAGCTATCACTAAATCAATATCAAGCATGACTTCAACAGAGATCAATGACTTGGTTAAAGATTTATTGGATGCTTACGCTGCATCTACTAATGAAACAGAATTGCCTAATACCTTTATCGTTCCTAGTGACGATTACAGGGGCTTAAGTCAATATGTTACAGGCACAGGCTTTTTTAATAAAACAAAGTTACAAGTATTATTAGAAGCTTTCCAAGCTGGTACTGATAATCCTAATTTTGCAATTAAGTCTCTAGCTTATGCTAAAAACTCAAGAAGTGGATTAGGTGTTGAAAGATATGTTCTTTACAAAAACGACTCACAAACTTTAGAAATGAATATACCGATTGACTACACTTCTACTTCTTTTGGAACTTCTAATAGCTTTGATTTTAGCTCAGTTGCTTATGGTCAATTTACAGGTGTTATTGCTAAACGCCCTAAAGAGATTTTATATTTCAGTTACTAATTTAAATCATAATTAAAGATGAAAGAGATTATTAACAATTCTAAAAGTGATTTGATGACTTCGCAAGGGCTTGTAAAAGTTGGCGAAACTATCATTTTAGAAAATGAAAAAGAAATAGAAACTTGCTTAAAACTTGGTGCTAATCTACTTGAAAATATTAGAGTAAGCTCAAAGAAAAGCAAAAAATTAGATTATCAAGAATAAGCTATGGCAAACCCTTTCATCGACACAATAACAGTAGATGACTTCAAAGATCAATTCTATCGTGATTTTGACTTTGTTGATGATTGGGCTGCTGGCACTTATAACGCGGGCGACAGGGTTTTTTACCTTGTAAATAATAAATTCTATAAAGCTAAAAGTGATGGGATCAGTTCAACGCCAGACACAATAGCAGATTGGGATTTATTGCCGCCTAGTGGGCTTGTAGCTTCAAAGGATATAGAGAATGCTTTTAAAGAGGCTAAGGCTTCTATAAACGACGCTATAACAAGTAGAGAAGATGATTTAAGGTTAATCTATCTATATTGTACTGCTCATTATCTAGTTAATGATTTAGGAGCTAATGGACTTGACAGCCAAGCGGTAAACCCAGTTGCTTCAAGATCGGTTGGAAATGTAAGCGAAAGCTATTCTATCCCGCAATGGCAATTAGACAGCCCTATTTTTTCTTTTTACACAAAGACAAGTTATGGTTTAAAATATCTTAATCTAATTCAAGGTTATATGATAGGGGTTGTAGGTATAGCTAAAGGGGGAACAAATGCCTAGTGATATTGTTATTAAAGATGATTTTACAGGTTTAGATAAATTAGAAAAAAATTTAAAGTCGCAAAAAGTGGCTAAGGTTGGTATTTTTGGCAATAAAAATGCAAGAGATGATGATACAACAAATGTCAAAGTAGGAATGAAGCATGAATTTGGTTCTTTTAGTGAAGGCTTGCCTCGCAGGTCTTTTTTAAAAGATCCATTAGCTTTGAAAAGAAAGGAATTTCTAAAAAGAGCTAGGAAAATAATTGATAAAGATATTTCTGATAGTGTTGATTCAGATCAAATACTAGAAAAAATAGGGGTATTGGGTGAAACTATTGTTCAAGAAGCCTTTGAAACTGGAGGCTTTGGAACTTGGAAACCTATATCAAGAAGTGGTTCGATATTAATTGATACGGGTCAATTAAGAAGCTCAATAACTTCTAAAGTAGAAAAATTATGATGCCGCAAATTGCAAGTGCTTTTAATGGCTGGCAGCAGTCAATAACAATAGAAAAAATAACTTCATCTATTGTTGATTTTAAAAGAGTTGAAGCTGCGACAGTAATTGAATTTAAAGGCACGGTGCAGCCACTAAAAACTCAAGACTTGGCTATAAAGCCTATTGAGACTAGGGCTTGGCAATGGCTCATGATTCACACTAAAGATAATATAGAATTAAAGGTAGGCGATAAGATAACCTATGACAGCTTAAAATATAAAGTGATGAATAAGAATAATTACAAGCTAAATGGTTATTTTGAATATCATATTGTAGAGGAATTTAATAATGGCTGATTCTATTTTGATTGTTGCAGATATTATAAAAGAGTTTATGGCTTTAAATGATAACGCCGTCTATATCTATAATCAAGATTTTAAAAGAAATACAGGTGATTTACAAGTTGTAATACAATATAACAGCTCAACGCCTTATTCAGTAACTAATAAATTTAAACCTAATACTGAGGGTGTAGAAGGTGCAACACAACAATTAAGAGTGCAAACAAAAGAAGATTATACAATTAATTTGTTATCTAAAAATGAAGATGCTAGATTGCGAAAAGAAGAAGTTTTAATGGCTCTAATATCTCAAAGAAGCATTGATTTACAAAACCAATATCAATTTAGTATTGCTAATATATCAAGTAGCTTTATTGATGTTTCGGAGGTTGAAGCTTCGGGGGCTTTAAATAGATTTGCGATAACTATTTCATTAATCACAAGTTACATGAAAGAAATTGACGCTCCTTATTATGATGATTTTACTATTGGCGATGTCAAAGTAGATGAGTTGTAATTTAATTTTAAATATTTTGAAGAAAAAATGACTATACCATTAACAAATATAATTAATGTTTCGGTTACTTCTACGCCGCAAGGGCTACAAGTGCCAAGTGTAAACAATATTGCATTATTCACAACAGAAGCTCCAGACAATGTAGATGATTACAGGGTTTATTTAGAAGCTAAGTCGGTTATAACTGATTATGGCACTAATGCAAAAACAGCAGAATTTGCAAACCTTATATTCTCGCAAAGCCCTAATATCTTAAGCGGCAATGGTAGCTTAACTATTGTTCCTATGCAGGCGGCAGTAAGTGCCACGCAAGGCGATTTTACAACTGATGACATAAGCGGCAATCTAGCAAACCTAATTGCTATTGCTGATGGCGATATTAGAGTTGTCTTAAATGGCAATAATATTGATTTAACAGGTTTAAATTTTACAAATGCCACTACTCTTGAAAATATAGCTGCTATTATACAAAAAAAGCTAACTGATGTTATAGTTGAGGCAGTAGGTAATACAATTAAATTCACTTCAAAGAAAGTCGGGCTTGATTCTGATGTTGATGTTGTTCAATTACCAACTGGTAGCGGCTCTGATTTAAGCGGTGCTAGCTTACTTAATGTTGCGAGTGGCACTGCTACTAGTGGGGCTAATTCAAGCGGTGAAACTATACTTGAAGCTTTGGCTAGAGTAGAAGAGCAAACTGGTTTTGTTGGTGTATTCTCTAACTTACAAATTGAAGATGCGGTTGTCAGCTCAACAGCTACAGCGATACAAGCTAAAAATAAAATGTTTATTCATCATTTTTCTAGTAGTGAAGATTTAGAAGATACAACGGGTATTTGCTCAATAATCAAAGATGCAACACAAACTAAAACTAGATGCTTGTATTATTCGGTTAGCCCTCAAGAAGCTAATAAAATGAAGGCTGCTTGGGTTGGTCGTGCTTTTAGTGTTAATTTTAGCGGGTCAAATACTTCTCAAACAATGTTCAATAAAACATTGGCAGGAATAACTCCAGATGTTGCAATAAATCAAACTATACTAACTAAAGCAAAAGATGCTGGGGCTGATATTTACGGATCGGTTAGTGGTTTAGGTGTTACTTTTTCGCATGGTGCTAATGATTTCTTTGATAATGTCTATAATCAACAATGGTTTAAATTTACCGTTGAAGTATCTAGTTTTAATTATCTAAGGAAAACTAATACCAAGAAACCACAAATTGAAAGCGGTATGGACGGACTAAAAGCCACTATAGCTAATAATGCGTGCGAAAAGGCAGTTAATAATGGAGTTATTGCACTTGGCTTAACTTGGAATTCAGCAGAAACATTTGGTAATCCAGAAGACTTTAGAAGAAATATAACCGACAAAGGTTATTTCATTTATAGCCTACCTATTGCACAACAAGACCAGTCAGAGCGTGAAGCAAGACAAGCTCCACTTGTTCAAATTGCTATTAAATTAGCAGGGGCTTTACATTCAGTAAATATTATTGTTAACATTGAAAGATAATTAAATTATGTCTACAAGTACACAAACAGGAAACGACACTATCACAATTAACGATAGAGTTTTAACCGACTTCGGCGATGGTTCGGTTGTAAGTATAACATTCCCAAATGAATTAGTTGCAGTAAAGACTGGTAAAAATGGCAATGCTATTTATTCTCTTAATGAAACTGGTAAGCAAGCTGATGTTGAATTAAGGATTTTAAGAGGTTCTAGCGATGATAAATTCTTAAACTCAATCAAGCTATCAATGCAATCTGATATTGCATCCTTTGTCCTTCTTAATGGCGAATTTGTTAAAAGAATTGGTGATGGCTTAGGTGGTGTTAGCCGTGAAATAATATCACTTAGTGGTGGTGTATTTTCACAAAGCAACGACACTCAAAGCAATGTTGAAGGTGACACTGAACAGGCTTTAACAATTTATAGATTAAAATTTTCTAACGGCTCAAAATCAATAGCATAAATTTATGACAAGCAACGAAATAATATTTGATAATGGAGATGAGGCGGTAATTAATATTGCTTCATTTTCAAACTGTATCAAACTAAAAAGTGCAATAGCTAGAGCTCTATTAGCTCAAGGCGTAAAGCTAGCTAATATTGATTTAAACAATGCTGAAACTATCATTGATAGCATTTTGGCAGTAGATTGCAGCGAAGATGTTTTAAAAGCAGTCTTTGCTTGTATTGGTAAATCTACTTATAACAAAGAAAGAATAACAGAGGCTACCTTTGAAGATGAGAAAGCTAGGGAAAATTATTATGAAATAATCATTGAGTGCTTAAAGCTAAATTTAAGCCCTTTTCTCAAGCCCCTTATTTCAAAGTTAAATGGCTTAGCGGTCAAAAAGGAAGGAAGCCTGAAATAGAAATTGCAGCAAGCGAGCTAGATTTAATTTGTTTAAGACTAGCTAAGGCAGGGTATGGCGGGGGCATACCTCAAAGCATTGCAGATATGGATTGTGATTGGGTTATGAAAATAATTCAATATGAAGATTTTTGCAGTGATTATGAAAAAGCATATTTAGATTTAAATAAAAATGGCTAGCGTAGGAGAATTATTTATAAGTTTAGGAATTAAAGCCGATGAGGCTAGCCTTAAGCGTGTAGATAATGGGATTAAATCAATTAGAAATGGAACTATTGCTCTCGGTGCCGCCTTTGCTGGTGCAGTTGTAGGGCTTGATAGATTTGTTGATGGCTCTTTGCGTGGCGTTGTAGCTTT